GCGGCGGATTGTGTTGTAAGTGTTCTGTTTGTCGCCGTGATCTGGATTGCCATAGATGTAGGTATCTAAGGCGGCATAAGCCTCCTCCTTCAAGCTCGGCGGCTTGGGGCGGCGGGCGGCGCGGAGTAATTCGGCCATTCCAACGGTGCTTTTATCCAGCCACTCACAACACGCCTCCAGTTCCGTATCGGCGCCCCACTGGGCCGCGCGGATGGCAAGGTCAATGCAAGCCTCACCTGGCACTATGGGTGTGCAGTAAAATTCGGTCATCCACTGCTGCACCAGCTCCGGCGGTGGGGTGATGGTGTTCATCGCTCAGCCTCCCGCTCCAGTAGCGACGGCTTAGTGGCAGCGCTTAGCACAGCACGGGCATACTCCAGTGCAACGATGTTAAGCGCCACGTGGAAGATGCCGGGATTGACTTTACCGCCAGTCGCATCGCTGCAAACCTTGGCCGCATAGCTGAACTCATCTCGCATGGTCTCGGGCATCAGTGCCAGCAGCTCTTGGTCAGTCATTTGGTACCACCCGCTCATTAGCAAAATCCAAGTCGTAATCCTTACTTAGCTTCACCATGTCCTCGATTGCGCGGTATTCATTGAAGGCAAGTTGGCAGGCGCCCCGCATGATCAGCTTTTCGGTCATGCCAGCGGCTCCAAGGACGCTTTCAAAGACCTTGAACCAAGCATGAACTGAGCAATCATCCATGTCGGCCTCCCAGGTGGTGGTCATCTCGCCGGGTTCGTCAACGGATCCTTTGCGGTAGGGCTCGTCGGTGAGCTTGATTTCGAGTTTCACTAGAACACGTCCTCTTCGACCTTGACGCGCGGCAGGAACTCAAACCGTTGCACGCTCAGCACGTGCTTGCGGCGCTTGGTGCCAGTGTCTTTGTCCTGCCATTCCTGCATCCGCAGGTTGCCAGATACAAAGATCGAATCACCTTTCTTCAGCTTGTCCACGATGATCCCAGCGGTCTTGCCCCATGCTTCAACATCAATCGCATTGTTGATGTATTCGCCGTTTTTGTCTTTGCCTTCCTGAATGCCACCGCCGAAGTTGCAAACCATAGTGCCGCTTTCAAATGCTTTCAGCTGTGGATCGCTGATGATGCGGACGATGCCGGATGCGTAGAGACTCATGGGTTGATCGGTGTAATGGAGTTGGATTCTTCAAAGGCCAGCACGTCAGCCAGCGGGTACTGCACCCGCGGCGTGCCGGCTGGCGTAGCCAGGCGCGGGAGGGTCACATAGCGTGGCCCCGAACCGCGCGCACGCTGGCCTTTGATCGTGCTCGGCTTGACGCCCCAGCGGGCGGCTAGCTGCTCAGTGGTCAGGTACGGCTCAGTCATCATCAAATGCGTCCAAGTCAGCTGGTACGGTCAGCTCAGCCTCGCGGCTGAGTGCCAGCTGCATCAGCTGCTCATTCTGCTCATCGCTCAGGTCACCCTTGCGGGCCTCCATGCGTGTGGTCACCTTGGCTAGGTCGTCCATGGTCTTGGCCTTGGCAATGGCAGCCTTGCCAGCCGTAAACAGCTTGGCATCACCGGCAGGCGCCGGCACTGCCGCCACTGTCACCGGCTCGATCGCCTGCTGCTCCATCTCATCAGTGCTGTAGACGCCGCTGAGGTTGGCGGGGAATGCCTTGCGCAGTGCCAGCGCTTCCGAGCACTTGGCAATCATCGCGGCTGGCATCTTGGACCACAAGCCCTGGCCGGCGTTGTAGTCCGCGAACCGTGCCACGCCCGTGAATGGATGCGATGAACCCTTGCGCCAGATCGTGGTCTTGGCCGCGGCAGGTGGCTTGGCGCTGATCCATACATCAGACCATTGACCATCGTCGCCGCACCATTCCGTATGGCTGCCGTCCAGCTCGCCGGTGCGCTCAGCAATGGCGCGCAAGCCATCAATGCCGGCCTGAATTTGCATTTTTCCCCCACGCTTGATGGCGTAGATCTGCTTTGAGAACGGATCCAGGCCAGTCCGCTGGCAGGCGTAGGCGAAGAGGCGCAGCTCATCGCTGCTGCATCCAGGCGCGATGGTGGTAGCGATCAGCTGCGTCTGCTCTGGTGTCCAGAGCGCAAGGGAGCTAGAAGTCATCAGATGTGATGGTGTCAGAGGTCTGCAGTGCCCACCGCGGCAGGCTGATGGTCTGCGTGCTGTAGCCGGGCCATTCGCTGATCGCGCGGCAGTCGGCGATGGTGTCCAGGTTCTGCCGCCGCAGCACGATGGCATGATCCATGGCGTCGTTGTCCAGCTCGTAGACGCCGACACAGAACGGATAGGTCTTCTCGACTGCGATGAACACAAACCGCCGCGCGAAGGTGCCGGCCTGGTAGTGATCGGCCTGTACGTGATACCGCCAGTGCGCCACCGACCTGGCAAAGCCGGCAGGGCTGGCATCCGTGCAGGTCTTGAGATCTACCAGCGTGTCATTGGTCATCCAGTCCGGGCGGCACTTGCAGCGCAAGCCGCTGATCGTGTCATCCCACCAGAAGGACTGTTCAGCCTTGCCGGTCTTGAGCAGCGCCGCGGCGTCGCGATGACTGCGCACGCTGGCGCTCATGGCCATGGCCTGCTCCATGTCGGCAGCTGACACCGGCTCGATACCGGCGGCCTCCATCTCAGCCGCAGCAGCCTTGCCTTCCTTGGTGCGGCGATCGGGCGCAATGCCGTAGCGCACGCTCAGCTCGTCAGGCTCGAGCACTGCGCAATGCACAAGGGTGCCGAGCCGCATGGCTGCAGTAGGCGGCACCACCGGGCGGTTCGGATCAATGAACCGCTTCCAGTAGTGATAGGGGCTGGCGGCAACCGCGTGCAGGTGGCTGGCGCTGATCGCCGGGTCAGCATGGTATTCGGCGTTGCTGGTCATGCGTTACCTCGCGCCTGGCGGTGAAGGAACGTCTGCGGGCCGTAGCACTGCTGCAACTCCGGGAATGCCAGCAGCAGGCGCTGGCGGTTGCTGGGGTCAGCGTGGAGCCCAGCATCAGCAAGGCGCCGCATGAAGCCACCGCCGTATGCGATGGCGGCTTGCAGCGTCCAGTAGGAGTCAGAGGAAGTCATTTGCGGATGTAGGACTGCGTGCCGGAATGAGTGGCGGGTGGAATGTCGGCGGCCTGGATGCCAATAAATGCAGCAGTGGCCGCGGCGATCAGGAAGCAGATGGCGTTGCTCATGCCAGCACCTTGCGGACGGCGTAACGGCTGCAGCACAGCCGATCAGCGATGCACCGCTGGCTCATGCCTTGCTTGTACCAGCGGCGAATGCGCTGCTCGCGGCTCTCGGTGAGCCAGAGGATGACGGCTACCACCAGCAGCAGAGGCAGCAGCAGGTAAAAGATTGGTTCCATGATTGGGGTCGCAATGAGTGGTTGCCGGATTGGGTGCGGCTCCGGCGGGCCGCAGAAATCAGCCAGGGTGGCGCGCGGTGATGTTGGGCCCAGGGCCGCCGGGCCGCTCCTCGACATCGACCCCTTCGATCCGGGTCACGTCGAACCACTGGCTGTAGGGCATGCCGTTGGCGTCACGTGCCGCCAGCTGGATCTGATCGCAGCCGGTGAGGTAGGTGGCCGATGCGACTGCGGTTCCTTCGACGCCGAGAACGCTGTCGCGGTATTTCTTCCCGAGCGTGAACTGAGCCCCGTTCAGGGTGACGGTGCGGTTTTCGAGTGCCATTGAGAATGTGGGTGTCGGGGGATCATTGCCGGATTGGGTGCGGCTCCGGCGGGCCGCGCGGGTTAGGCCGCGTGGCGCCGCGTGCGGGCTGCCATTGCGCCGGCCATGATGTAGGTGTCGTATTCGCGCTGATAGCGGTAGTAATCGGCCATGCTCGGCCACCGCAGTGAAGTGCCGAATTGCTCTTTGCGAAGTCGAGCGCAGCGGAGAATGTTGTGCCAGTCGGAAGCGGTCATGGTTGGGTTCGCAATGAAGGCGGGACTCTCGCCCCGTGCAACCATCGTACACCCTGTGTATCCCCTGTCAACCGTGCGCCGTCGCATTGGTTGATGTGGCGGCCTCCGATACGGTTTCAGCTGCAGCCACCGCGACCGCAGCACCGCGTCCATCCTTGCGGGTAGGACCGACCGCCAAGCAATAAAAAAGCCCGCCGAAGCGGGCTGGCGCATCACCGTTTCAGGTCGCATTCCAGATCGCTGCAGGCATCCAGCAAATCTGAGAGTGGTCCCGAGCTGGTCAGCTCGTCCCACTGCTCATCAGAGCAGAAATCCCGCAGCGCTTGGAATGCCGTGACCACTTGATCGGCAGTGCCGAGTGCAGTGGCCAGTTCCTGCAACTGGGTTGCGAGTGTATTCATCTGTCTAGGTGCGGTGGACCGCCGGGATCGCTCCCGACCTGCTCACTATACCACCGTGGTCGGCCATGGTCAACCGTGCCGCATCCTCAACGCTGCGCGCGACGCCGGCGATGCCGCCTGCTGCCTGCACCGCCTCCAGCCATTGCCGCTGCTCCGGGCGCAATCGGCCGGTGGCGCTCTTCACCTCGATGCTGGTGAACACAGCCACCTGCTGACCCACCATGTCCGGTGTGATCGTGCGCGTGGTCCAGCCGATCAGATCAGCGCTGCCAACCGCCAGGCCAAACTGCACCGGGCGGCCATGCTGGTCACGCAGTGTGCCGGTGTTGTTGCGGTACAGGCGCACCGGGCCGCGGCTGAGGGCAAGGCGGATGTGCTGCTGGATCTGTTGCTCGGTCAAAGAGACAACCCCATTTGTGCGCCATCCATGCGGTGCTGCGCCATCTCAAAATAAGCCGGGTCACGCTCAATGCCAATCGCGTTAAAGCCTTCGCTAAGCGCAGCCTTAATGGTGGTGCCGCTGCCCATGAACGGGTCGAGCACCGTGCCGCCGGGCGGAGTGACCAGGCGGCACAGGTAGGCCATCAGGTCGAGGGGTTTCACCGTGGGGTGCGTTACTCCTTGGCGTTCCGCGCGGCTGGCCTTGGCGGTGTAGAAGAAGCGGGCGGCGCTGCCGGAGTCGAAATACTGGCTGGCGCTGCCGTCGTGCTGCCCCCAGCCACCTGAGTAGACATTTCCATCGGGGGGCTTTTGATCCTTCCCGCCGCCACAACTGGAGCGGGCCTCGGCCGGAAACAACCCCACCACCTCGTCGCTGCCATCGTGGATCAGGTTGGCGGGCCAGCGGCCTTCCGTCGTCGCACCCGCATTCTTACTGCCGCCGCTTTTGCCTACATCGCCGAACCCTGGGCAATGGTTGGGCTGTATAAGCGGGCGCCCTAGAGGTGCCTCCACCCGACACCCATCCACGTTGATCGCCCCGGTGCCGTGCTCCAGCACGTTCGCGGCCACGGTGCCGGGGAATGGCTTACGCGCAACGGTGATCGGCTCTAGGGCGGGCTTTAACGCAGTGCCCCAGCCTTGCCATTGCTGGGCCTCGGGGGTGGCGGGGGCTGTGATGGCCAAATCCTTGGTGCATCCGATCGCGGCGCCTTCGTCGCTTGCGGCGGCAGCGCGGCCCTTGTGCTTGCCCTTGGCGGCGGTTCCCCCGACGGTGTAACTCCCCACCACCTCCCGCTCAGCCCCTGCCGCCTTGTCAATCGCCTTCGACACATCCAGCGACTTCGGAAACCCCGACCCATAGACCCACGCGATCATGTCCCTGATCTCGAAGCCCGCATCCTCAATCCGCACCGCCATTCGGTGTTGCGTGCGGGTGCCGGCAAACGCCAGCAGATGCCCGCCAGGCTTCAGCACCCGCAGGCACTCGGCCCAGATCTCCACGCTGGGGACGTCGTAATCCCAGCGCTTGCCCATGAAGCTCAGCCCGTACGGCGGATCAGTCACGACTGCATCCACGCTGCAATCCGGCAACGTCTTCATCACTTCAAGGCAGTCGCCTAGCAGGAGTTCGCTCACGCCACCACCTCCCGAACTCTGGCCTTACCGCTGCGCAGGCTGCGGGCTGCCATCACATGCCGGGCCCAGCCGGCGGGGTTCTTCATGTTCCGGCGGCGGCCGATGGCGATTAGTTCGTCGAGGGTGGCGGCCTGGGCCTGCTCCCGCTTAGCCTGGTGCCTCTGAAGCTCCACCAACTCCCCCTCAACCTGCTGCAGCTCCCTGGCCTCAGCGGCAAACGTATGCCCGCACTCGCCGCAGACCCGCGCCTGGCTGGCCATTGCGGCGTAGCACTTCGGGCACACCTTGACCGATGGCGCCTTCTCGCGGTCTTGTTTCTTAAGTCCCTCCAGCGTCCACTCGCGCGGCTCCAGGTGGTGCCCCAGCCGCAGGCAGTTGCCTACATGGTCGAGCACCACGGCCACCTTGCTGCCGGATGGCCGCAAGCATCGGCCGATCATCTGCAGATGCAGCCCCACGCTGGCCGTGGGGCGCAGCAGGATGCAGCCGCCGACGCTTGGCACGTCCACGCCTTCGCCAATCAATGCGCAGGAAGTCAGTACCTTGATCTTGTTAGCGCCCAGCTGTTTCAGCAGGTGGCGCCTGGTGACGGCATCCATGGTGCCGTCGATGCTGGCGGCAGCAATGCCGCTGGCATTAAACAATGCCGCCACCGCCTCGGCATGGGCAACGCTGCAGCAGAACGCGATGGCGGTTTGACCGCTCAGGTGCTGCCGGTAGTGGCTTACGCAGTCGCCATGGATTGCCCGCACCTGCTGCTCCGCGTCGCGCTGATCGAAGTCGCCCATTCGCTTGCGCATCCCGGCAGCGCTGAATCCCGGCGGTGCCAGCACCCGGGCAGCCGCCAGGTAGCCGTTGTCGGTCAACCACTGCGCGCTCGGGCCTTCAACCATGGCCTGGTAATGCTCGCCAAGGCCGCGGCTATCACCGCGGATCGGCGTTGCTGTCACCCCTAGCAGCTTGGCGGTGTTGAAGTGCTCCACCACTGCCGCCCACGTTCCAGCTGTGGTGTGGTGGGCCTCATCCACCACGATCAGCTGAAACATGTCCCGCGGCAGCCGGTGCAGCCGCCGCGCCACGGTTTGCACACTGGCCACCTGCACCGCATGGCTCAGGTCCATGGCGCGATTGGCGGCGATGATGCCATGGTGCATCGGCAGGCTGCGGCTGGCTTGGTCCAGCAGCTCCGCGCGATGCACCAGGATCAGCACACGGTTGCCTTTGCGGCTGGCAGCATCAGCGATATAGGCAAAGCAGACGGTCTTGCCGCCGCCAGTGGGCAGCACCGCCAGCACGCTGCGCTTGCCGAGCTGGTACTGCAAGCGGATGTCAGTCACCAGCTGCTGCTGGTAGGGGCGGAGGGTCATGGTAAAAAAGATTGAATCGCTATGGTGATGTAAACGCAGAAATGCGTGACAGTCTAAACAGCGATCTTTTAGCTAAGAGTTGATGTAGCCCTTCATTGAATGAAGCATGGCCACCATGGCGCGGCGATACCTTTGCCGGAATGCCAACCATTTGGCGTGCTGCGATGGGCTGAACTCATGCAGCTTTGTGCCATCCTTGCGTATGCCAAGATGCGC